GTTTCTTAGTTGAATTTGGATCATATTTTTCTTCTTCGTCATCCGAATTAATACCCTTAGATAACTCCCAGAACTCTTTTGAACCTAATCTGAAGTCACCGTGATTATCTGCTTTATACCAAAAGACCTGATCGTGTAATTTATTTGATTTGGAGTTATTATTTATAACTAAGCACTCATAATTTTCAGTACATTGATCCATCACTTGACAAAAGGACTCAAATGTTGGAAACATACCAGCATAATTCTCATATATTCTTTTTCTGTTTGCTATGTAATTTTCTCGAAGAATAAAAACATAATCTATATTGGTTCTCAGTGTGGGTGGAATACCAAGCGGATATTGCATTGTGATGACTAACATCACCTTCCAATGTCTCCCGTTCATAAAGAGTAAACGCATCATCTTATCACGAGTCCAAGTTGCGTCATATAAGCAGTCATCTAATATAACGAATGCTCTCGGATCAATTGTAGTACGTTTATATGTTTCCATATCCTTTTTAATTTGTTTCAAAACGGTTCTCTGTCTCTTTAATATATTCTCGATAATAGCAGTATTATATTCATTGTGGACAAATAATTTTGGCACCATCTTGGCATAAAAACCGTTACCTTCTTCTGTTCCAGAAATAACGGTTCCAATTGGAATATCTTGTTGATAATAAAGTAGATCTCTTACCAAGAATGATTTACCTGTATCTCTCTTTCCGATTAAAACAACAACAGGCCCTTTATTTTCATTTGGTTTAAACTGAATACTTTTCATATCAAATTTTTTAAGTTCTAACGTCATTATTAACTAAGATAGAAAAAAATATTTCTACCTTTTTACGCAATACAATCATAATAATATTAATACTAATACTAAATTATAAGTTAAAAACAAAAATAATTTATATATTATTTAGCTAAATAATGATAGAGGTCAATTATCAAAAAAGGAAAAACCAGGAACTATTTAAAGGTTTAGAAAGTTCAAAATCGCTATTTCTCTCTAATACTCAAAATTATATTCCTATTTATAATAAGTTTTTTTCATTAAATGATACAAATTACAATAATGTAAATCTAAATCATAAATGGTATTTAACAAATGTATCTGAATCAGATGAAGAAAATTCACAATTATTTAATTGTAAAGTTAAAAATGTAACAAACAATAAAACTAAAGAAAAAGATGTTTTTTTTAAATTAGCTCCATTGTTAGACCCATACAAGTTTTTGATAGGAAAATATAATACAGATGATGACAAAATATTTAAATTACCTCAATTGAATTATACAGAGTTAGATTGCTATGAAAAGTTTATAGACCCTAATAATTGTGCTTATGTTGATGGTTTATTTGTTTATTTATCAAGTAATCTAATTAATACGCATAATTTTTATCACGGTGTTGATTATTATGGTTCATTTTTAAGTATAAAAAATAATTTTACTATTAATGCGTTTGATGATATAGAGTATTTAAATAATTCAGATTTTTTCAATAAAAATAAAGGACTTCTGTTCAAAGTTGATGATTATGAATATCTTTTTCAAAATGAGAACCAAAAACTTAAACCAATTACAATTGATCATAATGTTAGTGCTAAATCCCAAATATCTATAAAATCATTTGATGATGAAATTTTTGAAGATATATTTGATAAAAAATTAGTAAACCTAGATGATTTAAAGGATATGTCAGTTGATCTAGTTGATTTAACAAATACGGATTTACAAGAAAATAAAAAGACTGTTGATTCAATTACACTAAAATCTAGTTCCTCTTGTTCATCCAGATCATCACATACAGATGATGATGAAGAACTGAATTGTGGAGAAAATAATGTTGACAAAACTAGCAATTCTGATAGTGGAAGTGATGTATTGGAAGATCAAGACGATGACGATGACAATGACGAAGACGATGAATCATCTTTAGAAGAAGAAAGAATTAATGTGGTAATTCCAAAATTTCCAGTTCAAGTTATTTGTATGGAATATTGTGAAGATACATTCGATAGCTTAATTTTAAACAATGATTTGACAAAAGATGAATGGTTTTCAGCACTTATGCAAATAGTAATGATTTTAATTACATACCAAAAAGCATTTAATTTTACACATAATGATTTACATACAAATAATGTAATGTATAATCAAACTGACAGAAAATTTATTTATTATCAGTATAAAAAAAAATATTATAAAGTTCCAACATTTGGTCGCATATTTAAAATTATTGATTTTGGAAGAAGTATATACAAATTTAATGGCAAAATTTTCTGTAGCGATAGTTTTCAAGCTGGAGGTGATGCTGCCACACAATACAATACAGAACCCTACTTAAATGAAAAAAAACCAAGATTAGAACCTAACTATAGTTTCGATTTGTGTCGTTTAGCTTGTTCTATTTTTGATTATGTTATTGAAGATTTTGACGAAATGAAGGATATAAGTAAATGTAAAGATCCAGTTAAGCGTATAATAGTAGAATGGTGTTTGGACGATAATGGTGTTAATATGCTTTATAAAAATAATGGTCAAGATAGATACCCAGACTTTAAATTATATAAAATGATCGCAAGATGTGTTCATAATCACACACCACAAGCTCAATTAGACCGTCCAGAATTTGATAATTATTCTATTTTTAAAGGTGATATTCCATCAGATGTTATAAATATTGATAATATTCAATCATATATTTAAATTTAGATAAAGACTTCGTTTTTGCTGTAAGTTCATAATACAATAATATTTTGATATATTATGAACTCATTTGGTTTTATTATTACACGTCACGTAAATTCTGAATTAACTAATCAATACTGGAATCATTCTATAAAATTAATTAATACGTTTTATCCAGAGACAAAAATAGTTATTATTGATGATAATAGTAATATAGATTTTGTAAAAGCAGAATTTGAATACAAAAATTTGGAAATAATTCAATCTGAATTTAATGGACGAGGAGAATTATTACCTTATTACTATTATATTAAAAATAAGTTTTTTGAAAACGCAGTGATTATTCACGATAGTGTTTTTTTTCATAAAAGAATAAATTTTGAAATATTAAATGGAATAAATGTCATACCATTATGGTATTTTATACCATACAATGAAAATACAAATAATACATTAATGATAGCTAACAATTTAAAAAATTCATACAATATTAAACAAAAATTAATGTTAAATGATATATTAATAGGAATGCCACAAGATAAATGGTATGGATGCTTTGGCGTTCAAACATACATAAATCATAATTATCTTTTATTATTAGATAATCAATATAAAATAACAAACTTGTTATCAGTAGTTCTTTGTAGGAAAGATAGATGTTGTTTGGAGAGAATTATGGGTTGTATATTTTATACATATAATCCAAAAATTATAAAACAAAAAGCAGTATTTGGAGACATATATAAAGATCAAAAATGGGGTTATACATTTAATAAATATATATTTGATTTTAAAAGTGGTAATATTAGTAAACCTATTGTAAAAGTGTGGACAGGTAGATAGATTATAGTATTAATAACAGTATTAATAATAGTATTAATGATATTTATATTTATAAAAATTTTTAAATTATAAATATAAAATTAAAATCCAGGGTTGTCAGTAAAAACCTGAGTTACTTTTGAACCACCAGTAATATCTTTAAATACTGGATTAATTTGATTTATTATAAAATGTCCAGAAACTACACTAAAATAAACTAAAATCGCGTCTCTAATTAAAACTTTAAGAGGTTTACTTTCTTTCTCAACAAATCTCATTTCGATAAATTTTGCGATCAAAAATATAAATGATATTATAGCAGCTATTAGAAAAATATTGTCCATTTAAAATAATAATATTATAATCTTATTTTATTTTTAACGCAATTTACTCTAAAATTTCAATGTCTTGTAACAAATCTGGAAATAATTCAATTTTCGGTTCTTCAATAGTATGTACATCAAGACTACTTAATGTATATGGTTGATCTGATATCTTTATTTTATCAGTATCATCGTCTTCATTTTCCAATTTCCTCTGCTGATTGCGCTCTTCACTAAGTTGTTCTAATCTTTGAATATTTTTTGGCGCAATAATTGATGATTCTAACCCATCTTGTGTTTTGATATAATCTACATCATTAAACGTTAAACGAGATCCAGGATTTGTTGGTTGAGAATTTATAGACTCTGTATTTACTCTACCGCCAGTTTGAGGAGGTTTTTTAATTGGTTCTTCAATTATTTGCTCTTTAATTTCTTCAACTACATCTTCTTCTACTGTTTCATCCATATAAGCTTTTAAAATTGCCTCAACAGGAATATTCTCTCTTATTGTATTTAATATACATTCTTGAACAATTATTTCTAATTCTCTAAAATTTTTTTGAACTTGTAATGGTTGTATGTTTATTTCAAATAAATAAACATTTTTATATATTTTTCTAGCAACGTTAATATATATTTTATGAATAAAACTATCTAATTTTGGAATGTTTATATCTATTTTCTTTTGTTTTTGTCCTACACGCATAGCAGTAAGAATTTTAAGTTGTATAATATGAACACACGTTACCAAATCTTCTAAATAATTACATCCAGATTTTTCACATATTCTTTTTCTTTCTGTTTCAATTATTTGAGTATTCCATTTTGGAATACGAGATATCAAATTTTGAAAAGTCATTAAATATTTATCCAATTCACCATTTTCCTTACAAAGTTTTATAGATTCATCTAAAATTGATTTACACCCATCTATTACTAAAGGTGTTAAAATACTAACTAAACGTGATGCCCATTCATTTTTGGATTCGTGTAGCGCGCTAACATTAAAATCGTCCATAATTACTAAATGCTTGTTTTATTTTTATTTTATTTAAACTAATTACATAAAACTAATATTTTCTAAAACTAGTTCTGAACTTAAAAAAATAAAATTTAAAATAAATAGAATAAGTAATTTTTCATTTCTAAATTCTTTTATAACACGATTAAAACATAATAAAAGTTCGTATCTTTTTTCAGTTGTTATAGTTGATTCTAAAAATTTACTATTTTCTAGTAAATTTATTATATCTAGAGCGCTATAAGCTTTTTCATAAAGTTTAACACACAACTCCATTAAATGATCGATGCTTATATCTTTTTTAACAGATTTGAGTAATTCTTTTTTAAGCCATTCTGTTCGTTGAGTTTTTATATCCTTCATTTTAAAAACCTCATTTAAATTATATTGATATAAATTTATAATATTATTGTTTACAATTGGTTCGGGTATATACATTTCACAAAAACGCGATAGAATAGGTTTCATTAAATTATATTTGTCTTCAGCAATTATAAAAAATCTTGTATTGTGACTAAATAATTCTATACATCTACGCAAAGCAGACTGGGCGTCCATTGTTAATTTATCCGCATTTAAAAGTATTATACTTTTAAAAATATTTCCACCATTTGAATTTATATGTGTTTTCGCAAAAAATTTCAATTCTTCTCTAATAAATTTAATACCTTTACCTTGTGAACAATTAACATACATAACAAATGATTTAATTTTATCTTTATTGTTATCATATAGTTTATTAATAAATTCATTAACAATTGATCTTTTACCACTACCAGATGGACCGTGGAATAAAATATTCGGAATCTTATGTTTTTCATAAAAGTAATTTAATTTATTTTTAATATTTTGATGTATTTCTAATGACATTTACTTACTAATATTAATAATTTGTTTTTATATTTTAATATAATGTATTTAATATATAAAACTGATATAAATATATATAACTTATTATACTTATTATGATACCAAAACATATTTTTTGTCAATGTATGAAACCTTGGGCAATTTGTGCCAATAAAAAAAATAGTTATAAGTTAGACGTTAGAGATCTAATTAATACAAACAATCTATTTT